AATTCATCAATGTTTTGACTGCCAGTAGCAACCATCAGGCCATCGACTAAACCTTTACCTAAGGACTCGCGAGCCATTTCAACTGCGGCTTTAATTCTGCCTAAACTACCAGCAAAAGTCTTTGAGGCTTTTTCAGTAGCACCGCCATAGACTTCTAAAAACTTTAATTGGACTTCAGTTGCACCCATAGTTTTTAATTCAAGTGCTGAAAGTCCTAACGCGTACTTCTTCAAGCCTTTGTTATTGCCAGCCATTACATTGGCAATATCGCTAGCAACAGTAACCAGATCATTACCAGAACCAGTAGAAACATCTAAAGCTAATTGAAGTAGTTCTTGCGCCTGAATAGCATCCCCAGTTGAGGTAACTAACTTTTGAAACGCTGGTCTAAGTTGTTCGTCGAGCACGCCTGTGGCCAACTGAGTCTTATCGATCATGGCTTCTACGCTGGCTGTAAAGGTTTCTAAGCCTAGGTTCTTTAAGGTATTGCCAAGCATGGCTGCTGCTTTTTCATCGGCCGCGAATGCCTTGACAGAACTTGCCATTAGGGTTGCAATACCGCCACCTAATGCTGCACGCTTAATGCTTCTAGCTAAATTATCAATGGCTTTTTCAGAAGCTGAAAAGGCTTTCTTGCCAGTGAATTGTGCGGCAATGTCAATTACGATATTACTCATCGTTTAGCCTTTCTCCATACAAAACCGCGGCGTTCAAAGTTTTCTCCAGCTTTCAAAATTGCTTTAATAACTGCCTCGTTAGCCTTGCCGCCATCTTCTTTCCATGCACGAAAGATTGCGCGGCCTTTCATCTGTCGGCCTCTGCGACCAGCACCGGTTGCAGAATTGGCATCAACTATGCGACCTTCTTCATTAATTGCCTGAATAAATAATGAACCAGCTTCAGGGTTATTGCTCTTGCCATAATTCTTGCCAGTGCTAGTAGTAAATGAATATCCGCTACCGCTGTAAGTTATGGTCTTTAATTGCTCACGACCATTAGGGTTAACACGACCAGCAGTTTCATAAATAGCACCAGCTGCACTCTTATTGCGAATCTGTGCTAGTGCTCGCCAACCTCGAGAGTTTGCTTTAGAAGGACTTGTTTTGTATCCAATGCCAGACTTTGCTTCAGCACTAGACCATTCTGGAAATTTACCCGTAATTGATGAATTGCCCCAGCCCGATATTGGCGCACTATTCGGAATGTAACCACGAGCAGTTGCCGCAATCGGGGCTAGAGCAGCCTTCATTTCTAACTGTAATTGAAGTGCAAGATCAGGTGCATAGTCGCGAAGGGCTTTGCGTAATTCAATTGCGCCCTTTACCTCGACTGGCATCTTTCATCTCCTTAGATCGATCTTTCATAGCTTTTAACAAAGCCTTGAACATTCTCGAATCTAGTTCGAGTAAGTCGTTAGGCGCGATACTCGTTTCTAGACTTAATCTTGCGACTAAGTAAGTGAAAGAGTCACGCCCTATAATTCCGGGTCATCATCTAAAACTTCCACCTTTAAAAGTGTGTCTAGAAAACCTGACCCGAAAGGCTTGACTGTTTCGCTAGTACCTTCACAGCTACGGCGAATACATTCCCAAGCCAGCCAATACACATCACTCTGCTTTTCATCGTCACGAAAGGCTTTGTGAAAGCCCTTCTTGGCGTAAACCTCGAATGCGTATTCGATCGATGGGGTTATCTGATGATCAGATACAGAGCCATCTGCCCTTGTGATCTTTAGCTTTGCCATTTCTTTAGCCCTTTTCTTTAGTAGTTAGTTATGACCAAGTGCCAGTTGTTGCTAATGCTGTTTTGCTATTGCAAGTAAAGGACAAATCTAACATGGCCTCATCACCAACAGCACCATTAATGTCGCTTAGATTATTTACAAAAATTGTGCCGGTGTAAAGTTTGTTAGTTGCTGAAACAGCCGCTGTTGAATCTTGAATTGCTTGGAAAGCAACTGTTGTTCCAAAAGCATCTTGTAGTGTTGCTAAAACATTAGCTGTTGCTGTGTCATTCAAAAATGTAACAGTCAGCGTATCTGAGGACAGGCCACCAACCACCTTGTTAGATGTGTCGCCCATTGCGGTGACAGGGAGTTCGTCTAGCACTCGTGTTAGACTGAAATCTGTCACATGATCTGAAAGATTGATAGTGGCAATCTTTAGACCAACTTTGTTATTTAGAAAAATTGCCATGATTATTCTTCTTCCTTCTTAGTAGTTACTGGCTTTGGTGCTGTTTCGGTGATCTGACCAATCTTCTTCAAGAAGGCTAGATCCTCTGGTGTTAGGTCTGACATATTAACTCCAACTTGTTAGGATTGATACGGACATCTCGCAGCTGAGCAGATCACCTGATGCAGCATTGAGAACGCTTGGGGCAGATACACTGCCTACATTATAGGTCAAAGAACTAGCAGCAAGTAAATTAAACACACTTACAATGTTAGCTTCAATGCCATTCAAATTTCCTTCGTTATCGAAGAGGGGCACAGTCAAAATCAGCCGAAAGTTAGCAGTAGGGCTGATTGTGTTCCGCGAATTGTTATTTGGTTCGATGTAAGGATCGCTCGGAGAAACAATAAGTGAATTGGCGAGAACAACTGAGGGCGGGAAGGCAAAAGTTTGCCAAAGTGAATCATCAACTAATGCGGTTGCCAGAGTAGTTCGAAGAGTAGTGATCGCTGGTAATGGCATTAGCCCACCATTGAGCGAGGGTCTAGCGCGTGCGCGATCAATCCTCTTACCTTAGCGAGCAGCTGTGCTGACATTCGATAAGGTGAGGGCTGGAAATCGACAGAATTAGAACCAGTCAAAGTGCTGGTTCTTGCTTGCCAGATCTCAACAGCTATCATCAAAGCGGCTTGCTGGACTGCCATGTCTAAAGTCCAGTCTGTGTAAGTTGTAGTCGATACAGATCCATAAGGGTAAATTGGGTGATACGCCTGGGCTGTTGCATGAGCGGTAGCCACAGTAATTGAGTAATTACCCATTGATGTAATTACTTTACTGCCATTGTATGAACTACCTGAATTGGCGATTGTTACAGTTTGACCAACATAAAAGGTATCTCTAATTGGATCATCAAAGTAAAGAGTGCCTTCACCAACTATATTCTCATGAGCTACAGAGAACCACTTGGGAGCCCATAGCATTGGGATAAGGACTGAATCACTAGCATCACATACTTCTTGGATTGTCGCGTCTGGATATAACGAACCCACGCCAAGAGTCGATTTCAATTCGGCTACTGTGCAGAGTGACATTCCAATTCCTTTCTAAAGACCAAGAGGGGGCAAGGGCTATGCCCCCTCTCAGCGACTTAGTGGGCTTACGCCTTGTTGTTCTTGAATGCGCCAGCGCCAACCTTAGTTGCGATTGCGCCGAAGCCGTAGTAACCAATAGTTACTTGACCTGCTGCTGTTGATTCTGCACGCAAGCGGTAGGTAGGGCTTTCGTACCATGTGTAAGCATCTGGGTTAACGATAAGGATTGTTCCATCGCTATCGCCAGCGTTTGTTGGATCAACATACAGATTAAGTCCTGCGACATTACCTGTCAGTGATGTTGGTGCTACTTGACCGCCAGCGTTCATTGGCTGTGATGCGGTATAAATTGGACGCCCAGCGTCATTTAATGACATGATGTTTGACCATTGTCCAGTCGATACAACCATGTTGCGAGCGAATGGGTTTGGTAATCCTGCTGTGGCTGCATAAACAGAAGCAGATCCACGAGCAACAATTCCAAGCAATTCAGCTGCTGTTGGGTATGTTGCAACTGTTGTTGCATCAAGTGATGCGCCTGAGATAAGTGCAGCGTTTACTGCTGCGTTTGTTGTCTTTGCGTAAGCTGCGGCCATGTTACGAACAAGCTCGTCAAAGAATGCAGGAGATGTGCGGTCTAACAACTCGACAGAGAATGTCTGTTGTCCGGCATACTTCTTAACTGATACTGATAAGAACGCTGAGTTCTGATCTGTTTCTGTGAATGCTGCACCTTCTGCAACTTCACCAACAGTAGGCATTACTGTGATCTTTGGGATCTCAAAAGTCATACCTGCATCTGGAAGCACTCCACGAGAGATTGCATCGATTGATGGGCGGATTGTTGTGCCAAGTGGGTTAATGATTTCATTCAGTTGACGAGTTGGTACAAGACCAGCGTTGTCTGTTGTGTCATCTGCTGCAAGTAGGTATTGACGAGCTGACTCATCGCCTAGTGCTGCACGAATTGTGTTCTCTGCATACTTAGCAGCTGTGATTTCAATACGAGGCTTTGTGTAAGCCATTGCTGTGACAGTTGGGCGAGCAGCTTCAACCGCTTGTGCTTCAACTGGTGTTGCTTCGACGGCTGGAGTGGTATTTTCCACGTTGGCTATCTCGCTTTCTGTTGGTAGGGGTTCTTCTACTGCGGCAGATTCTTCCGCTGCAATATCAGTAACTTGGGCTGACTTAAATGCTGGCTCAGTTACTAAACTTGTTTCGACCATTCGGGCACTTGACACATAAGTTACGCCGTCCTTGATCTTTGACTTTAGAACTTCTGCACCGATGCTTAGTCCTGATTGCAAACCTTCTTCAGCAAGAATTAAGGCTTCTGTACCGCGCTGTGAGCGACTTACAGAAAACACTGCGTGAATAGCATCTTCTGATTCTGAAAAACTAACCATGCGGCCTAGTGGCTTTTTTGTGTCATGCTGGCTAAGCAATTTAATTGCTTTAGGATCTGCAATCTCAATAGATCCAGAAAGAAAAATAACTTTGCCCATATTAGTAGATCCTGCTTCAACATTTAGCGGCACGATCTTGCCTGAAATTGTGCGACTTGCTGAATCTGCTGTGAGATCAGCTGAGAAGGTGATTACTTGATTCATTGCATACCTTGACTTCCGTTAGGTGTTAGATCTGTCATTGCCATTGCTTGTTCTTGAGTAATAAGTTCAAGTTGTAATAGTTTTTCAATAACTGCTAGTTCTTGCATTGGATCTGTGCGCAAAAAGTTTTTGTCAATGTCAAACTTGACAACATTGCCTCGGGCAGTGATGTCATCCATCGATAAACGATCCTCAATGGCTGTGATAAATGGTTGTAAAGATAGGGTCAAGAATTGTTTGCGTTCGTCTTGCACATTTGCATAAGTCATTGAGTTATTCTGATCTGCTGAAACATAATAGGCTGGCACATTGCAAAGACGCGCAATTTCGGTGGCCAAGTTAAAAATGGCTTCTCCGTACATCATTTCTTTAGGTGAAAATGACACTGGGTTATATTCTAAAGTGCTAGTTAGATAAGCGGTTGAACGATTGTTGCGAGCATTGCGCCAAGCAGCTAGTAAACCTGAAACTTCTTTAGGATCAAGATCCGCACCAGTATTTTTAATATAACCAGTAGCCATTGGAGTAGATGCAGCAATCGCTGCTGCCTTCTGGACATCGATGGCCGCGCGAATTGTTTGAATGCCTGTGGTTAAGATACCGGGTAGCAAAGATTGAAAAGTAATTAAACTGCCAAGGCCGTCCATTGGTAATGTCATTCCATCGACTGCATAAGACTTAACAAAAGTATTAGTACTATCTAGAGTTGCAGTGACGCGATTATTTGCAATCCATTCAAAGCGAGATGGTCGTCCATCTTCATTATAAACTTCAACGACCTGCCAGAAGGCTTGCGAATATAGAAGCAATGATTCAACTGTGTAAGCAATCGTTACGGATCGAGGTTGAGAATATGAAGGTTGCTCTAACCATACTGGTGAGCCAAGCTCTTCGTTAGTTGATTTTCTGTAAAGCTCTAATGGGATTGCACCGATAGTGCCAGCCAAAAGATTGCGGCATCTTTGCAACGCTGGTACAGAGAGGGCATCTTCTCTGCTGACGAATGCATATTGAAACGGCATGGCATAAGGTGAATACTCACCTAGAACTTGAGGGGCATATTGCGCTTCGACAGACGGCTTAGTTGGCTTTGATTCTGCTCGCGAAAATATACCCATAGCCTAAATGATAGCACAACCTAGACAAATTGCTAGCATATGTCAAGTTATAATTTGAGGTTTTGGGGCTGGCAACATTAGCTTAGATACTGCCATGGCAACTCCGATAATGGCACTTATGTCGCCTGCTGACTTACGCTTGATGATTCTCCACGCTGAGTCATTAACTTTAGCTGCACAGTTGTTAAATTGCTGTATAAGTTCGCTTTGCCCGTTATGAACGACCTTGTGAGTTACTAATCCAGTTAAAAGGTCGCCACAAGCCTGATAGAACTGCTGGCCACTTACATCTTCAACCATTACGCCAGATTGCTTCAATCGATCTGCAATGGACTGTGTGGCGTACTTGTCATAACAAACCAGTCTCGGTTTATAAATATCTGCCCATGCTTTTATAGCCACTGCAATCTGTAAATCATCAACTGCCACTTGACTTGACCAGGCATCCATAATGCCAATACCGATTCGGCCATCGGGAAGGATCTGGCCAGCAATAAGTGAGGCATTTCGTCTGCTAGGACTAACATCAAAGGCAAAGACTGTGTATGCCCCTATAGCAATCTCCATGGTTGAGTCTGAAGTCTCTTGTAATATGCCATGAGGCCAAGGAGACTGCAAACTGTCGATCCACTGGCAAAGGGTCTCGGTGCGAGTAGTTTCGATAGGTGCTGTGGCAATAGCTTCTTCAATAGATTCTTTAGTAACTGTGTAGCCAAGTGCAGGATTACTAGGCACTACCGCGTTACGCCAAAAGGCATCTGATGAGATGTCGATCTTGCAATACTGTGGCGCACTGTATTCGTAGTAGCCAAAGGTCTCTGGCGGATAATCTTTGGCGCGTTCGACCAATCCGTTCAAAACTGTGCTAAACGCATCACCGGCATTGGAAGTTAAGAATGTCTGGGCGTTGGCTCTGGCTCTTGTGGTTGGAATTGCTGCCTTGTAGCCATCTTCTGAAATTTCACGCACTTCATCGATCCATAAGAAGTCTGCTGTGCGACCACGCGCTGAGTCTCTCGTATCCGAGACAAGATCAAGGGTTGCACCATTGAGAAGCTCTATTCGCTCGCCACCATTGGCATAACGCACAGCCTTAGTCATGGCTTTAAGTTCTGGAGTTGATTCGATAATCCAAGCAATCTCTCTAAAGGTCATTAAGGCCGTTGCTCGGTTTGAGGACATGATTATGTGCTTCTTCTCGTTGCCATAGAACATGCCCCAGATAACGCGCACTCTGCCAAGGTGTGACTTTCCATTCTGGCGTGAAATTAACAAAAGTGCGGTCTTGACTCGATACTGATCTTTTTTATCAACCATCATCATCTGTTTAAGGATGAACTCCTGATAAGGCATGAGCTTATCCATCTTAAGTCGCTCTACCATCTCAATAACTTCACCAGCTCTTGACTTGCCTTTTAAAAGTGGACTGTGAACCCTCGGTTCTGTTGCCCCTCGTAAGGCTTTGACTGGCTTGGGTTTATTCGTCATTGATTCGGATTAGGTCGGATCTTAAAAGGACTGTCCAGCATCGGCTCGGACTGCATCGGGTATATAC